TTATTAAATGGGCTAATACGTTTAGTTGTCCTTTACGGAAAAACATATCGTCAGCATCTTTAGCTGCTTCGATGCTATTAATTTGTATAGCGTTGTTACCAAAGTCTTGCATGAGTTGTTTCCAACCATCTGTCATAAAAAGACTAAAGTAATTGTCGTAGTACTGCTGTGTTTCTTGATCCATTAGTGAGGCCCCTTGGGTTGTCTCTATAGTTTATATAAGTATGTACTAAGTACATGTATATATTATACCATATTTTTGATTGTTTGTCAAGTATTATTTCTTGTTTTTGGTACTTTTTCTCCTTCTTCCCGATGCCGTTACAGCATGTTGGATCCTAGCTGGTCCTGTTTTACGAGAAGAAGAACTACGTTTTTCAGCGGCAGTCATTTTAGCTGCTACTGCTTTAGGTCTGCATGAAGGGTAAGGGCGCTTAGAATTAGTAGCAGATTTACGCCCACAGGCTTTACCTGTTTTTACATCTACCCATTCTTCTTTAAACCACTTTTTAAGTGCGGCTCCTTTTTTACTTTTTCTTACTGCCACTTTTATTACCCCAGTTCTTAGCACCTACCTTGCGGCACTTAGCTACGGCCCCAGATGCATACGCAGAAGGCCAAACTTTATAGCGAGCTTTAACTTTTTTTGCACACGCGTCGTTAGCTTTCTTTTTCTTAGGCATGTTACTTTTTCTTCTTTTTCTTTTTCATAACAGCCTTAGCTTTTGCGGCAGCAGCTTTACCTTTTAAAGTATACGCGTAATGTTTTCCACCTACTTTTGGCATTTGTCTATCTCCTTTTTCATTACATATTGACGGGTACATGCATGACATACACCGCATGTTAAAAACCCTTCAGGGGTTTCTTTTGGTTTACGACAAGACCAATACATATTACGTAAAGGTTCAGCCATACTAAAGTAAATCCCTAAGCTGCGTTCTAAAGAAACTTGAGTCATAAAATCAAAAGGCGTAGCCCATACAGGATTAAAATTTCTACCAGTTCCAGTAGCATTTAAAATACTGTACGCTTCAGCAGTTTCTTCTTTTCCTGTGTTATAATCTCCAGTGTATACAGCAGTAAAAGATTTAGGTATACCGTTTATTACTCTTCCTGCTTGAAACATAGCCAGTGCCATATCTCTACCACCGGGGTATTGTTCTGTCCACCCATAAAAAGAAGAAGAAAACTCAAACGGTCTCTGATTATCTTTTAACCAGTTGATGCTTTCGTAAATAGCTTTTGCTTCTGCTTTACATCTTTTTTCAGAGTTATCTAAATGTATAGCATGTATATGGATAGTTTGTTTTGTGTGTTCCAGTAAGTTCCAAGCTAATGATACGCTATCCATGCCACCTGAAAACATTAATAAAACATTTTCGTTATTATTGTTTTTAAACTTATGGTATTTAAAACAAGTATTGAGTGCTTCCTTTGCCTTTAAAGCATACGACTCTTCTAACGAACTCATTAAAACTCCTTACCATTTTTTACAAGACCAATACCGCGCACTTAGTTTACTAGGAGGACTAGTATCACATTTGTGTCTAGCCCTAAAAGATTTACGACGAGCAGGTTGATCTTTTTTAATTGTCATCTTAGCATCGCCAAATCTAATCAATTTAGTTTTGTCTCCTTCCTTAGCAACAACAACAAACTTTTTAGTAGGGTGACTAGGCGTCCTCTTCGGTTTGTTGTACCCGCTTACTCCTGCTCGCGCTAGTTTTGGATCCTTTGTCTTGCTCATTGATTTTGGCCTCCAAATCCTTGACCCGGTTCTCCAGCAAGTCCAATCTGTCGAACTGGTCTTGGAATGCTTGGTTGATTTGGCTGAGAAACTGGTTCATTTCTGTTTGTGTCATTAGCATTTTGACGTTTTCCTTCTATTTGTTTTTCTTTAAGTAGGGCGTCTGCTACCTTTAGGCGGCGTTCAAACTCCTTGTCTTCTTGATTTCCTTCCTTGAGGTTTCTAGTAATAGCTTCAATCTTTTCAATTTGTAGTTCTTCTGGAGCAAGTTGTGTCTCCATAGCGTACTTAGCTGCTCTGGCTTGCGACTCAGCAGCCTGTGCTTGTAACGCTGCAGTCTGACTCTGTTGGAACTCAATCTGTGCTTGTTGAGCAGCCATAGCCATTTGCTGTGCCTGTGGGTTAGGCTGGGACGCCTGTTGCATAGACGCAATCAATTCGTCACGGTTGCTCAGGTTCATGTTGTCGATGATGCTCTGGATCAGCACAGGGTAGATTGGGCTGTCTTGTTGCATAGTCTGCAACAGTTGTACAAGTTGAGTTACTTCGTACTCTCTAGCAATAATGCCCAAGGTTGACGTAGCGTTAAACTTGTAGTCAGCCACAGGGTAGTTCTCAGGATCAAACTGCATGTACCTGTGTGCAGCCTTGGTTACAAATGGCAACAGGAATGACTGCTGGAAGTTAATCAGGGTACGCTTGTGACGCTTGATGATAGCGCCTAAAGACATACTTATGCCAGCGGCAGTTGCTTCTCCGTTAACCTGACCAGCAATACCTGCGGAGTCAACGGCTCCTGTAGCTTGCTGTACCATTTGCTGAAGCGCCTGAGCTTGTGCAAAAGTAATCTGACCAACTTGCCCAAAGTTGAACGGTTGTAGTATTTCACGGGGATCTCCATTAGTTAAAATCATCTTGCCCGGACGTACTTCAGGTTTAGCACCACGAGGTAAACGCGTTGCGTCAATAGCGAGCATGGGATGAATAGTAAGACTCAGAGCATCAATCCTAGCTCGTAGCTCAGTGTCCAGAGCTTTCTGGCTATTGTAACCTTTCTCACATACACCACGACCCCAGAAGCGGCCCGGAACAACGTCCCACGGAAACGCAACCACAGGACGGTCTTGCATCATGTAAGGGTTAGCTTCAGCCTTCAGGAGTGTACCGCCGTTAGCGATAACTACGATAGCCTCAACGTACATAGACTCAGACTCTACTTCTACGTCTTCAGCCTCGAGCAACTCACGGGGCACGAGTCCGTAGTACTTCGTCAGGCGTACCTTGTCGTCGTTGTAGATCGTGAGGTCTTGATCTGGCTCTAGGTCTGTATCAGGAGCAGCAGACTCAATGTAAGCCTCTCTGTACACGCCCTGTTCCTGCATGAGTTCTACGGAGTGCTTAGACACAAACTCGTCAATAGCGACACCCATAGCGTCTTCTACGGACGTAGCAACAGGGTCTATCAGGAAGTTCTGAGGCAACACAGGCTTCAGCTTAACTACCACCCTGTCAGTAATGTTGACACCTACAGCCGTAAGATCACCACCCATGATAGGTTGAGTAGCAGGAGCCATCTCCTTGATCTCTTCTAGGATAACTTCTCCTATGCCTGTGCCAAACACAGCAGAGTTAATCAGGCACTCTGCAACAGCCTTACGTATCTTACACTTCTCAAAGTCTTCTGTGAGTTTGTTACGGAGGTACTGGATGTCCTGACGGTCTTTGTCGTTAGTGTCGTCAGCAATGTCAAACCACTTACCTCTGCCAAACGTGGCTTCTTCTAGTTCTGCTACGTTGGACTCTACGGCCTGTTGTAGCGCAGGAGATATGATTCTGGAACGCTCTGATCCTCTCTGGGAATCTGCAGGATCCCATTGACCTCTCCAGAGTCTGTAGTATTCTTCAAACTTTGCTTCGTAGTTTGACTCGTAGTAATCACGCCAGTTCTCACATTTAGTCATCACCCACTCTTCAAGAGACTCTTCAATCATCAGAGGGTCTGGGCTGTAGATTTCTTCTGCCATAGTAGTTTCCTTAGAGTATTGCTACGCTGTAACCCAGTGTAAAAAACACTACGGCAGAGATTGCGTAGATTCCGTACGTATTAAAAGGTCTAAAAACTTTGTTTGTCACTTTAGTATCCTGCTACAACGTCTAGTATTTCGTGATCGTCAATTTCGTAATCGTAGTGGTACGCAACTTGTGCTAACTGATCTATGTACGCCAGAGCGTCAACCAAATCATCGTGAGTTAATGGATCTGGAAACTGAAACAGTTGGTCCAAGAATCTGGAGTTCCACTCGCCCTTGTTTAGTGTTACGTAACCGTTCTCAAAGCGTCCTTGTAGCGCCCACATAACCCTGTCTGTTTTCTTTTTGTTACCGTGGGTCAACTCTTCGACCCTAAAGAAAGTCCCGTAGCGCTTCTGTAAGTCCAACAGAGGACTCATTACAGCTTGCTTTGCGATACCTCTCTCAATACCAACGCTAATGGGTCTGTAGTCTCTAACGGCCTGAAATATCTTGGTGGCAGTCTCGTCAAGGCTCCACCGCCCATATATAATGTTATCAACGTACCAACCATCAGGACTAACTTTAACAACAGCGATTGCGGTTTCATCTAGTTTAGTGTTCTTTGTTCGTTTCTTGTTTACTTCTTCAAAACCAGCGAGGTCAACGGCTATATAGTAATCTCCAACCTCCGGTTCTTCTCCAAAGCTGATCCAATCTTCCCTGAACATCTCTGAGCCTCTGGCTTCAAACGAGGCCATGAACTCTTGTCGGAAGGCGTAACTCGACATTGATTTCTTCGCCATGTCGATTTCAGCGGCGTCCAACAGCGGGTTATCGTAGCTGGTGAAATGCCAGCCCCTGTAAGTCTCATCGTCACCTAACTCCGCGTACTTGTACAGTTCGTAAAAGTGGTTACGTCCCATAGGCGTACCTATGAACATCGCAGAACCCTTTTGGTCTGCCAGTGCTGGACGGAGTATCTGTTCCCATACGTCAGGCTTCATGTCTGCGTACTCGTCCATCACGAGAAACTTCAAGGACACACCACGCATTGTCTCTGGCCTATCGGCTCCCTTGAGACTAATCGTGGCCCCGTTGACCAACCTGATCTGCAGGTTATTAATGTGTGAACCTGAGATGACAGGGTGTCCTAGCTCCAGCAGGGTTTGCCACATGATGTCACGGGCTTGTCCCTGTGTGGGCGCAACGTAAAAAACTTGACCCTTATCGGTTTGTAATGCATTAATGATTAACATCCAAGCAGCAAGACGGGACTTCCCTGTTCTCCGTCCTGCGGCTACTACCTTGAACCTAGTAGGATCAGAGTAGACTTCCTGCTGCCAAGGCAACAGTTGTACGTTCAGGTCTGTCAACTTGAGCAAGCACCGCCGTCTTCTGAGTTGTTGTACCTGTCATCACCACAGCCGTACTTACCGTCGTTGTTTGTGTCACACATTCGTTGCCACGAGATCATGTTGAACGTAAGACCCTCGTGCCACGGTACGTACGCTTTACACCAAGGGTGAGACCCTACTGCCCAATCATCAGTTCCGTCTGGGTCAGGCGCGTAGTCTCTTTTGCTGTGTTCTTTTTGGAGTGTAAAATTAACGTTGCCGTTGCTGTAATTTTTTTGTGTAAACAGTTTACCTTTAGTGATGTATATTTTTTCTTTTTCAGCTAGAGTATACGTAGAGCCGTCGTCGTAGTTGATAACAGTCTCAGGATAAACAATAGCACTGACAAACAAAAAACACATACCAATAAAATACTTCATCTGTTACGCTCCGTTAAAGTTTACAAAGATTGCGGGTTGTTCTAGTAAGTCAAAGGTTATAACAAACTCCATGTCTCCTGCCGATGTAGTGTACGCCTTGATAGCGTCACCAGCTTGAAGAACAAACACTGCGTTACCGTCAATTAACAAAAAGTCTTTAGCTGATACGTTACCACCGCCTAAAATATCTACAGTGGTTCCGTCAGCTTTGTCTACGTATATGCCAGCACCGTTAGTAGATCCACCTAAGTTACTGACAAAGAGCATGTTCCAGTGCGCTACGTAACCACTAGGAACAGTAACCATAGTGGCTACATCTGTGGTTGTGACGTTAGTATTTCTTGTGTACAACATAGTTAGTACGTCCAGATGACGGGTACAGTGCCCCGTGTATCTACATGAATAAAGTCACCAGCGACCCCTATACCACTAAATCCCATAGACAGGGCTTCTCTTATTATTGTGTACCGATGTGCAGCGTTTGTTATTTTTATATCTGCTGCGATGCCTTGCGCGTGGGTTCCCGGTACGTCCTTTTTAGCTTCTATAGGGTGGTTAGGGCTTCTGTAGCCGCTGGTGATAACAAAAGGGAAACCACAAGTCTCCCTGAGTTGGTCAAGTTTGTCTAAGAAGTCCTGCTCCATACGGTTCTCACCCGTATGTTGGCAGTTAAACTCTTCTCTAGTGAAGTATTTCATGCGTAAGCTGTTCGATTCTTTCTTTAATCTTCTGGATCTTGGACTGCAACGATAGAATCTTCTTCTTCCCTTGTCGTTTCAGTTCCTTGTGTAATAGACGTAGCTCCAACACCAGTGATGTTAATCTGTATCGCACTTCTTCCTGCATCTTTGATTATATCCTTTTCAAATGCAGCAATAGGAAGGATACGATCCATTACCAACTTCCATGCTGCTGCTTGGTTTTTGTGTTCTGGGTCTGTAGCCGCTTCAAATATAGCATCCATTACGGCACGAGAACGAGGAGAGTTTAACATCCTCGCTTTGTACTCATTTATAATTGCAGCGTCACCCTTTGGTCTACCTACAGCCCTTCTGCCCCCCTTTTTCTTGGAGGAAACAGAAGATTTTTTAGGGCGACCAACAGGATTAGTCGCGTTTGGCGACGCTTTACCTGATTGTTTGTCGTTATCCATCTATATAGACTCAACCTAGTTGGGTTTTTTGGTTCTTTTCTTATATTTGTTTCTATTTGTTGTATGTAATAGTAATATTTAGATACGTTATTCGTAAATAGGAACTGCATTGTTCTATATATACATATTATTATAGCATATTTTTTACTAAAAGTCAAGAACTTTTTATAAAATAAGAAATATTACCTGTAGGACAGTGGTTTTACAGTGCAGATTCTGTACATTTACAGTGCAGATTAGCATTATGCAAGTTGCATTATGCAATTAATTGAAAAATAAGAACAAACAACTAGATTTG